ATTGGTATTAACGGTAAGCACAGAATAAAAGTTGAGATTATTGAAGATGGCAAATCGAAAGATAGACACACAAACTGAGATCAAGATCGTAGCCAGGATGGCACGAGGTGATACTTACGCAGAAATTAAAGACGACCTATCTAAGGAGGGCGTTGATATTTCTTTGTCAGGGCTTACTGATATTAAGCAACGAAACTCTGCTGCATTAGAACAAATAAAGAGTTCACTTGTGGCACATGAAACATCTAAGTCTGCTCGCATCTTAGATAAAGCGAAAAAACAGATTGAACAAAAACTTGACTCAGCTGAAACCTTTGAAGTAAAGATGGCAGTATTGAGAGACAAACTAGAATCAGGTGAGATAATTCAAGGAGAATACGATTCAATGGTTCGTGTTCTTGAGTTTGATTCTAAGATAACCATCAAAGATCTAGTCACCGTATCTAAAGAAATGTTTAACCAGTCACAACTAGAAGCTGGTAAGCCAACATCGATCACCGAAAACCCAGAAGAAAACAAACGCAACCTAATGATATTATTGAAAGCAATCAATGAAGGTGACGAGATTGGGATGCTGAAAGCGATCTTCCCAGATGCTTAGCCTCACTCAACTCAAAAAGAATATCTTCCCACTGTTTAAGATAATGAAATCAACGGGCCAGGTATTTGAAGTTGTCTATCGTGGCGTTGTTTATGACGTACACGTTCAGGCTACCAAAAAGAAACCGGCTCTGACAAGAGCAAAGAAGGCGCGTCTTCAATCCACAGACCTACACTCATTGGACTTAAAGCAGTGTCCGATTTGTCAGTCACTAACGGTGGCTGGTCTGTGTATGAATCAATCATGCCCGTCAAATGCTTAGCGTGCTGTCGCTGAAAAGCCAACTCTATACCACGATACCCATACATAACATACTTTCTATTGACTTCATACGCTTCAACTGTAGCGCCCTTGGCAATAGCATGTGCAAAGTCCGAACCAAAGTACTCGACTAACTTCTCGGGTGTCCTACATGCGAACCTAAAATTGGATGACGTTCTACTAGCAGGTGTGGTGTTGCCATACAGATTATATAATGAATCTTCAGTACCAGATAAAAGATCCCCTGAATAACGACCGAATATACCAAAACCCTTATACTCTAATCGATACACAATCATAACAAATTACTTTTTACCCCTCTAGCGAGATTCAATAAACTCGCCTCATTAATTCCCTTAGCGTTGTTATAAAGCTTGCCGGTCCAGTACAACACCCGTTTTGCTTGCAATATAGACAGTTCATTGTCTAGTTGCATAACATACTGATAGGTAAACTTGATATTAAGATAATCAGAGAGTACCGGTATGTCATATGTTTCAGATATGTACTGAACTCGTAGCTTAACTGTCATCCTCTGCGCTGATTACCATATCGGCTTGGTCTATTAGGTCTTCAAACTCCGATTGCTTAGATAAAAGCCAATTAGCATCGTCGTAAGTTTCTAGATCATAGCCAGCAGCTTCAATAATTTCCCTTAATGATACGCTCATTGTTGCCTCGATTCTTTGAATACCCTTATGTTATCATTGTAACGGTCAAGCTTAACGATACACGCTGAGCCACCATCTTCATACTCAACCTTGTGACACCCTATTTCTGTATATCCGCCGACGAGCGGCTTATTTTCTATTAAGATACCAAGTGCAGTAGCTGAGATGATGATAGCAATCAGTGCCATACCCAGCTCAATAGATTTAATATGCTGTTTACTCATCAGCTAACACCTCAAGTGCAGCTAATCTGTTCTCTTCATCAACGATAGCGCCTTCAGCTGCCATATCTTCATCGAATAGTTCTTGTGTCTCTTGATCCATACTAACCCTCTATCCTTATTTGTTCATAAATGTCATCAATGATATCTGAGTAGGCTTTCATAAATAGCTTAATGAGCACCTTAGCTTTCTTTTGCTGTTCAGGCTCTAATAATGATACATCTGTATAATACTTCTCACGCTCAGCGTCTACATAGATACCAAATTGAATCCCTGGTGTGTAACCAAGATCAAGTAGCCCACCGTCAATGTAGATCCACTCCTCCCGGTTCATCAGGCTGAAATGCACATCATCAATACTGACGCTCACGCCCTTGTCACCTAGATTACTCACGAGTGATACTAGGTTCTTCTTTACGATTTGTGATTCATCCATTTTAACCCCCTATAGGTTATTTTAGATTTGAAAAAACTTGCTCATTAATTCCCTTAGCCTTCAATTTCATCAAGAAAAGCTAAGATATTGCCTTCTAAGATATTGTACAGCTCAGCGGCTTGGCTATTGCTAAGTTCGCTCTCGGTTTGAATACTTTCAACTAGACTATCTAATTCATCCATTACTCTGATCCTCCTGCCCACGCTAACAGCTCAGTGTCAGATGGGTCGATATATTGTTTAAGGCCCTGAAGCTCAGCTATCTCGTAGTAGCTTATGCTTTCGTTCTGAATCTCACTGCGTAAGTATTCTAGACGTTCTTTAATATGCTTTTCTGTCATAATACCCCCTCAGATATTAAATGTTTGGAACCCAGGCCATGAGTACGATTAATACTACGAATCCTGTTACTTTCAATGCTTCTATGCAGGTTTTTTTTAGGCCCGCGTTATTCTTGTGTGTTTCGTTGTATCTCATGGCGTCTAAATGAATGAGATTACAGTTAATGGGAATGGGTCTAATTCGACCGGTGGCGCTGTATTGATCTGCGCAAGTGCGACAGTCTCTATATATTTAATGTTTACTTTGTTCTTTGCCATTGGATACCCTCCGTTAAGCTTTATTGTGGTGGTGTTTGTTTATAAGCTGGATAACTGTTGTGGCGCTACATAGGCTTGCTCACGTTTGTTATGCTTGTGCTTACTCTTTAATAATAGCACAACCGCAATGAAAAATCAATACTGCTAGAGCTTCTTTTTTCATGATATTGCTTGTAGTTATCCACAGCCTTTAGGTTTGCATCACAGCCTTTAGGTTTGGCCGGTAACCATGTTCTGGAAGTCCAGCAAATGGTCCCACCACTGTTAGGGTGTTTAGGGGTATCAAAAAACGACCCATTCTAAGGTCGTATAAGGTCGATGAAAAAGAAAAGATGGGTGCTACTCCATCTTTTTATTAGTGTGCTTACGCAACGTTACAATCAGTCGATAAGTGTTGAGATATACCATCCCACATACACAGCGGCAGTTGGGATAATGATAATAGCAGCGTATCTAAGTAATGAGATAATCATATTAATATTGCTTCAGTCTTAGGAGTTCATGTTGGAACCATTGTTTGATGAATGTGATCAATTGCATAGTACAACCTTTCTTTATTACATACTTATTGTATCATACTCAGCAAGCATAAGCAACTATAATCTACACCCCGCCGGAGAAAAGAATAGGCTGTTAGTGACAGTATTGTATAGGGAAGTAATACATAAGGACTTATACAAGTCATAGTAATAGTATTAATAGCTATTATAGGATGCACTTATAATGATTAACATGCTACTATTTAAGCCCATACGTCCTGGATCGTGTGTTTGCGCATGTGATTGCATTGGGTTTGATTAATACAAACTCTCATCCCACCCCTGTTAATCCATATTGTGCGACATTAACCCTCGGCGCAATAGATGAACACTAACCCATCTTTCATGTGAAACCTTAATGTCGTAAAATACAGGCTAACAGGGGTCACACTACACCCTACTACTGTTAGTTCTTTATTGTTTAGTGTTTAAGTTTAATTGTTTTGTTTTTAATTGTTAATGATTTAATTGTTTATGAGTCTTTGAGGGCTCAGGCTGGACCCCTATAGCACCTAAGTGGGGAAGATTAAATGCCGTGGGGTGGCGATATTAATCCAACCTCTCTTTCTTCCACATAAAATATTTTCACATAAAGAATCCAACTCCTGATTGGTCCACATAAAATTTTTACATAAGATCATGACATGAATGTCGCTATGCTACCCAAAAAAATTTTATCTAAGGTGTTAGAGAAACTATTGTAAATTTAACCCTTGACATTTAAAACATTGTTTGCTACAGTAGTAGATAGTCTTGGAGAGTCCCTGTAGCTGGCTTCTAGGTAAGACTTTAATATGGCCTAGGTAAGTTACTCAACGTTTTAGGATATCGTAAATCTCGTATTGTACTGATGAGTTCAATGCCGCATAATCGATCTTTAACAAATAACCCTTGTACGAAAGCTGCTTTAAGTATCTCTTCGCCTCCGGTTCACTTACTCAGGTATTACTTGAATGATTAACTCTCCCCGTAGCCGGTTACACGCTTCATAGGGGATTTCTTTGGTTACTGAAAAATAGTTAATAATACTCTTGACAAATGAAAATGGGTATGATACACTGATATAGACTCTCCAAATCAGTAGTTTAGTCGCTACAACTTTACAGCCAGTAATGGCCTAAGGACCTCCCAAGTGGAGGTCCTTTGTTTAGACCCTTGAGATTGTATATACCTTCTGCTATGATTATGACATAAACCTGTACTTTTACATTCGCGGCGAGTTTTAAAGGATAAACAACGATGACGAAAAAAGACGAAGAAAAACTTGTCTGGCGACTATCTGGATTACCTACGGCCCTTGAGGTCCGGGATCTAGTGGCGTCAGAGATTATAACAAAAGAAGAAGCAAAAGAAATTCTTTTCAAAACTCAACAAACTAAAGACTCTGAAGATGAACTTAAATCATTGAACGAGCAAGTAGAATTCCTTAAGGGGTTGGTAGAGAACTTTTCTCAATCAAGCAAACTAGGAACTATACACTACACTCCTTACAGGTATGAGTTCACTACTCCAATACCTACTTGGACTAGGACTGTTCCTATCAGTTATGGTACTGTGCTCACCTCTGCAATGGGTGGTGGTCGCACAGCAGTAACGATTCAATAAAAATTAACCGCTCGCCGCGGTTGCAAAAGTACAATAACAGAAAGGTAAGAAATGAAGAAAATTAAATTGTTATGGCTAATCCGTACACTATCAAAGTCTATGGCTTATTCAAGTAACTATGCGGGGGATGAACTCCTCTCTAGCCTATACTTAGAGTTAGGTGAATTATTAACTGATGTCGAAACACAAGACATTGATCAAGAAGAAATGGGATTTAAATCAAATGGGTAAACAAATGCTCTACATCCGTAAGGATATCGAACCGCTATTTAAAGTAGAAAAGAATAAATCTAAGTTAGTCAGCGACTTGCTTGCTAATCACTACGCATCGGCACCTATTGGTGGTGTTGAAAAAAGCGATGTAATTGCTGAAGGTGAGTTAGTACCCGCCCCAGTGACTAAACGCGACGAAATTCTCCTACCAACACCATCGATTGACGGCAGAATGGAAGAAACAGGATTGCCTACAGTAGATGGAAACCTAAGCGAACCAGGCGGGGACCAAACTGATGGCGCTAAATGGAACTAAACTAGTTAAAGAACGTCGCATTGCCGGCGTTGCAGTAAGTGCAGAAGTAGTTGGAGAGTTTATTAAAGGTGCATTATACGGCCACCGAGTTGATGGACTACCAGATGATGCGCAGTTGTACCAGGTATTCTGGGACCAACAGAGAGCATCTTTTATGTTTCACTTTGTAAGTAAACATTTCGACGCAGTGCCAGAGGGAGCTTCCCCGGGAGTGCTCGCAGCTAGTATATCAACCATTTACCCAGAAGATATTACATTATGGCAGAAAATAAAACACCTTCTCCATATCCGCTAATCTGTGTTAATACCATAGGCAGCAAATAGTGGATATCGACAAAGCCCAGGCTCAAGCTCAAATAGCAGCACTTGATGATATAGCGCAGCGGGCTAAAACCGATCTGTTCTATCTTGTTAAGTATATCCTGGCATCAGATCCATCCCTTATTACAGAGAACACTCACCGAGACTTGGCTGAGATTACTAAACCTTTACTGCCAAACTTTGAGCAGGGAACGCCAGTGAACTTCACTCCTAAGACTCGCTATAATAACGGGAAGAAAGATGAAGTATTATCCGATCAGTTTGATCCTAAGAGGAAACAAGTTCTTATTCTTATGCCTCGCGGTACATTCAAGAGCTCGATGATTACTATCGGGTTTACTTTACAGTATTTATTAAATGATCCTAACGCTCGGATTCTGATTGACTCAGAAACATATGGAAAAGCAAAGAACTTCTTAGCCGAAGTGAAAGGACATCTAGATTCAAATGTTAAATTCAGAACGATCTTCAAGCATATCTATGGGGTTTATCCCGATGACACTCGCAAAGACCCATCCGTACGTTGGACCGATGCTCAAGTCGATCTTGCATCACGCACCATCAAGCGAAAAGAACCCAGCATCATGTGTTCAGGTGTGGATCGATCGATCAACGGGATGCACTTCGATCTCATTATCGAAGATGACCTCCATTCAGAGAAAAATGTTACCAATAAAGATCAGATTGAACAGGTTATTGCGCACAGGCGACTAGCGCTTTCGCTACTCGATCCTGGGATGCCACGAATTACTATTGGAACTCGATGGGATTTCATGGACGCCTACTCGGACATCCTCAAGAACAAACGTAAATCCTACAACATCCTTCTCCGAAAAGCAGTAGAAGATGATGGTTCGCTATTATTCCCTGAGCGATTAACGAAGGAATTCCTAGACGAACAACGCCGAGAGCAGGGTAGTTATATCTTCTCTTGTCAGTATATGAACAACCCAGTGGACGATGAAACGGCTACATTTAAGCATTCTTATTTCAAATACGTGGCATGGGATGATGTAAAAGACAAACCAATCAACTGGTTTATTGCAATAGACCCCTCGAACGAAGGGCCCTATTCAGACTACGCCGCATTCGCCATGGCCGGGCTTGACGCCGAGCATAATTTATATGTTCGAGAGGTTTATCACAATAAGATGAAGTATTCAGATATTATCACTCTGATGTTTGATTGGTATCAGCGCTACAATCCGAGAGGAATGGCACTCGAGACAGTTGCAACTCAGAAGAATATAGAGTATATGTTAATAGATGAACAAAAGCGTCGGGGAGTATGGCTACCGATCAAAATGATCAAGAGTAGAAGTAGCTCCAAAGAAGATCGAATCCGAGCTTTGGCACCTTACTACGAATACGGCCGGGTCTTCCATGTCAGCGATTCTAACCAAATGGAAGATCTGGAGTATGAACTTACTCACTTCCCTAAAGGTGAGAACGATGATATGATTGACGCACTTGCTACTATCCTCGAAATTGCTACTCCCCCAAGTAGCCGTGGAAACCGAAGAAATAAAGAAAAAGAACGTGACATACAGCGTACATCAGATAAACCAAGAAGCCTAGTTACAGGAATATAATGACCACTGAAATATCAGAAAACAACAAAGATTTTTATAAGCCAAAAAACAAGGCTGAACGTGAAGCTCGTCGAAGGGTCTGGGAACGCTATGAAACAATGCGTGACGATCAAATTCGTAAAGAAGCTGAACAGCAATGGGAACGTGCAGATAAGCAATTCATGCAATGGATGCCTGAACGCGAACTGGGCGACTGGCGATCTCACATGACCCTACCGGATGCTTTCGGTGCGGTTCAATCTCACATGCAAGAAACTATCGACCGTCGCGGCCGTCCTTATCTTGAACAAGTTGATGCCTCTGACTTTATCCGAGAATCTTTCTCGAACCACATCTTTAACTTCTCAATGGATCGTACACAATTCGATCTAGAACAATTCAAAGCAAAACAGGCTGCCGCTATCCGTGGTACTTCTTGGGTTGCTGAACGCTACCGTTATGAGAAGCGCAAAGTTAAGGATCTTGACTCTGTTGATAAAGACGGTAATCTTAAGTATACTGAACGTGAAATTATTGATGCCGATGATACTTACACTGAATTTATCGACAACGACCAGCTATTCTGGGACCCTTCTGCTACCCACGAGTCTCGTGCCCGTGATGCTGTAGAGCGTGAAGTTGTAGACTGGAATGAATTCCAACGTGCTTACAAGGGCCGTCCAGAGTTCATGAATATTGATAAGGTTCCAAAGGCCGGCAATATTACCCCACAAGTTCTCTTCTTCAAAAAAGCTCACGATATGTCAGACAATGATGTTGAGATCTTGAACTACTACAACCGCGCTACCGACTCTTATGATGTGCTAGCAAACAATGTCCTTATTCGTATGGGTCCAATTCCCTACAAGCACAAGGAAATTCCTTTTGCTGTTTACCGTCACTACATGCTTCTTGGGCGTATGTATGGTATGGGTATTCCAGAAGTTATTTACTCTCTGTCAGAAGAGCGTGTTTCGCTTCGTCGTCTCCAGCTCGATAAACAACACCTCCAGGTGGACAAGATGTTCTTGGTTAATGACCTTGTTGATATCGATGAAGAAGAAGCTCGAGTCCGTCCTCATGGATTCATGTATGTTAATACTAATGGTGTCCCTATTAACCAGGTTATTCAATCTGTAGAATACGGCGATACTCCTATGAGCTACTACCGATCTGAAGAGCAGCTGCTCGAAGACATGCGGCGTGCTCACGGTATTAGTGATGAATTACAGCAAGTCAGTAGTGGTACTGCCACACAAGCCGCTATTGCTAAGGAACAGGCGCAAAAGCGTATCAACATGATTAACATCTTAGCTGATATGGACACGCTTGTTCGTATTGGTCGCCTAAAGTGGAGTAACATTCAGTTCTTCTACCCGGCTGCTCGAGTTGAGCGTATTACTAAGAATGGCAAAACCAAGGATCAGAAATCATATCGCAAGATTCGTATTAAGGGCGCAGAATATACTGTCGATTCTTCAGAGGGTGGAAATAAACTAGTTTCTAGCCGCATTGATGGATCAAGTGGATTTACTCTTGATAAGAAGATGGCTAAGTTTATGGAAGGTGACTACGAAGTTACTATTAACGCCGATGCTTCACCAGTTCTATCTAAGCCACTACAACAGGCTAAGATCACTGAGATGTTAGGTGCTATGAACTCAACGCCACAAATGGCTGCCCAAATTGACCCACAAAAAGCAGCTAGCCGATACCTACGTGTATTCGGTGAAGATCCAGCTGACTGGCTTATTGGTAACGGTGTCACTGACGACCAGTGGAAACAGCTTGCTATTGAAGAGAACACAGTTATGTCTAGCGGTATCCCACTCCTCCCCACAGATGGCGCTACACAAGCTCACACCGAAGAGCACTTGAACTATATGAATAGTATGGACTTTAATGCGCTTCCTCAGGCTATCCAGGATGTGATCTCTAAACACGCCTTTGGTGAGGCTGAAGCGCAAGGTGCAATACCTTCAGGCGGTGCTCCCGGCGGACCTTCGGCAGGACCTGGAGGTGAGATCCCTTCTACGCAAGTAGCAGACTTACAGCCAGCCACCCCGAGTGGGGCAGAGGCCCAAGATCGCTCACGCGAACAAATGGGTCTCTAGCCTCCGCTAGACCGTTGAAATTTACAGGTAAGATGTTATAGGATATATACAGTATGGATCAGAGTTCAAATGGTACGATTAGTACCTACAATAAACTGGATAGCAAAGAGCGAGAAGCAATCGCACTTTTAAAAGGTACTCCAATCATGGAGACAATGATTAAAGCTATAGACCTTTATCAAAAAGATAAGGCCGCATTTTCAATGGCTATGTCCCCAAACTGGGAGCATGTGCTACAGACTCGTGGTGAAATTATGGGTGCACGTATGATCGTGGATCTTGTAAACTTCACTGCCAAGAAGAAAGAAGATGCCATCAAGGCTAGCAAAGCTATCCAGGAGATGGAAGAAAAAGCTGAATAAAGAATTAACTACTTAATTGCCGTTGAGTAGCTATAATTTATTTAACACGAGGGAAACCAATCCGCAAGATTGGACCAGATAGGACAAATAGTATATGGCAGATCAAGCCAAACCAGACGAAGAAGACGTAATCGAAGATGTCGAAGAGCAAGTAGAAACTCCCAACGGAGAAGACGAAAACCAAGACCTCGAAGAGAACACTAAAGAGTCGGAAGCTGAAGATCAGGAACAAGAGGAATCAGAATCAGAGGAAGAGGAATCGGAAGATGAATCTAAACCAGAAGATAAAGAGGAATCAAAGTTCGAGAAGCGTTTTACTCAAATTAAAGGTGACACACCTGAAGAGTACGCTAAAAATTTGGAAGAAGCATACCGTAACTCGTCTACCGAGGGACAAAGGAATGCCACGGAAGCCAAAGAGTCAAAAGAAGAGTTAGCAAAGATCGGTGCAGCAATTGCAAAAAACCCCGAACTAGCTAAAATGCTCAATGATGCTCTTGACGGCGAACCAGCCCCTGCCCCACAGAAAGAAGATCCAGCTATTGCCTTCGCTCGTGATGAGATGAAGAAAAAGCTTGACGGTGAATACAACTCATTTACAGAACTCCACCCAGAAATGGTTACTGACGAAGAGCTAAGGAATAAGGTTCTTGCAGAACTTTCATTCGTAGCAGATGTCGCAGCCGCAAAGGGAGAGAAAATCGGAATGGAAGAAGGTCTTAAAAAAGCCTGGACACTACTCGGATTAGATGAAGAAGATTCCAAAGAAGAAACTATTACAAGAGCGAAAGAGATTGCTGGTAAACCTGGAACCCCAGGCAAAACAAAAACCGCAAAAACGAAGACACAACTTACTGATGAGCAAATCTCAATGGGTAAGCGATACGGTCTGTCAGAGAAACAGCTTCTCGAATTCGCAAAATAACAAAAGGAATATAAAAATATGCCAGAATTAATTGGCGCAGCAATCAACGGTTTTGCAGGAGTAACTAAAGAATACCCTGTAGCTTCAGGTGTTACTGTTACCGACGGCGATTTCGTATATCTTACATCAGGACGCGTTACAAACGCATCTATCGATGGCAAGACATTACTCGGAATTGTACACGGTGGACAATCTAACGACCCAAGCAACGTAGCAAACACGCAAACCGCAACAGGTGACGCTGGTGGTACTGTAAAAGTACTCGTCCACGTAGACCCAACAAACAAATATGTAGTTACAAGCGACCAAGTTGCTTCGACACTTGCTATCACAGACGTAGGACAAAACTTCGACGTTACCGGTGCAACAGGTGCTCAGCTTCTTGACGTAAGTACTCGTAGCGCAACAACCAACCAATTAGAAGTTATCCAATTCGGATACAAGGGTGACCTTACTAAAGCGGTTGTGATTATTAACGAACACAAATACAAGGTAAACGCATAATATGGCTGGAATTAATACTCGACCACAATGGCCAATCTTGTTAGATCCTACTTTCCGTAGCATCTACAACATGACCGAAAAGGAAATCCCTTCTGAGATCTCAAACATCTTTGAAGTTGAAAGTACTAGCAAAGCCTACGTCAAAGATACTTCTGTAACTGGACTAGGTAAAATGCTACAAAAGGCTGAGGGTGATACAATCACTTACACCAGCCCTATCAGTGGCTACCCAGTAATCTACACACCT